TCCAACTAGCCGGAATTGACTTGTATATTGTTATGTCGATTTTTAAAGCCGTTGTAATGCACGGGATATTATTTTCACGCGCAACGCTTTTAATTAACCGTTCATATTCTTTCGTTTTAGCCGGTGTGTATACGCGCCCGTATTGTGTAAACCGGGGGCGGGCTTTCGCCACACATTCCCCGTAAATCGTAAAATTGTATCTATCTTGCATTATTAACCCCTTTGATTAACTCCCTTTTCGCTTTTAAATATTTCTCTTTGTCCGTTGTTTTTAGTCCGGAAATCTTTTTAACTAGTTCCGCGTATCGTTTTGGATTGTTTTTGTAAAAGTCCTTTTCTTTTTCTAACTCGTTCATTTATCCTCCTGTTATTTTACCCAGTCGGGTACAATCTCAACATAACCGCTAGGCTTGTTGTAGTTATTCTGTTTTGGTTTTTGTCTAGCGTTGCCCTCCGCTAGTGCTTTCTCAAGGGTATCAATTCCTTTTTTATCCCAATCAACCATAATCGCGTTTGCGTATCTGAATTTTAATACATTCTCCTCAACTGCAATCTCTAGTGCTCGTTTAACGAGTGCAGGGTTTAAATCATTGCACCATTTCAAGATTGATTGTCGAATATAATCGCTAAGCATACCAAAATGGTTTTCGTAAAAATTTAAAACATCAGAAATTTGTTTCTGAGCCGTTGTTGTTGCAGGCTCGTCTGCGAGGCTTTCGATTTCGTTATTTTCTTCTACAACTTCTA